AGTGAGTAATAAAGTAATAGGTTTTGGTCTTGTGCAGATTCATTTGTTTCTTCTTTTAACCTATTAATTTGAATATCAATATGTTCTTTTAAAGCCTGTGCTTCCTTTAACCGTCTTGACCTTATTTCTATATACCATTCATTTAAAAGTTGTGTGATTTTCTCATCTCTAGTGGACGTAAACACATAACCCCTCCTTATCTTTCTTTATATATTTAATAATAACAGAAAATTCAAACGCTAAATACTTCATGTTATTTAATAAATAAGTTTCTCAAATATTTACAGACAATTATATGAATCTTATTTTTTATTAAACAGGGGTCACATGCCTATCAAGCAAAAAAATACAACTACCTCCAGAACGAAATTTTGTACTAACTTGTAACAAAAAGATCATTTTAGATGAATCTATAAAGGATGTTTTTGCCCCCGAACAAGGCGAATACTTCTTAAAACTAACGTTATAACAAAAGTGAACGTTTATGTTATAAAACAAGCTACGCTGGTACTGGGACAAATAAGGGTGAATCCTAAATTAATTTAAACTTGATATGGAATATTTTGTATTAATACCCCTTTTCGGGGGATGGGCAAAGTTATCCGGAATGGGGAATGAGAAAAAACGGTTTTTTTGTCTTACGAATGCCCTCTATAAGTGAAGAGAATATTTCCGTATATGTGTATTATGTTCCTGGTGGACTGATATGTATGAAACCATAACTTGTCAATTTTTTAAAGTACACTCCATTCAAATGACAAAGGGGATGGTCACATTGAAAGTTTAACCTTTTCATGCACTTTCAAGCTTTTCATTTATCCAAAAGCGATTACTCACAAAAACGTAAATTGGATAGTTAAACGAAAAACAACGAGGGAGAAGCTTCTGCTTCTCTTTGAAACGGTACTCGGCCTACCTCCAATCTGCTTACATAGAATCAGCCAATATATCGAGTGCCGTTTCAAAGAGGTGTGGAATGCACTTCTCTTGATGTTATCAAATCATCATAGAAAAACATATATGAAAAGGATTGATACTTGCTTGTTAAATAAAGTGCATCATATGGATTGTTTAGAAGGAATGAAATTAATTGAGGATAAATCAATTGATATGATCCTTTGTGATTTACCCTACGGAACAACTGCATGTAAATGGGATGAAATTATTCCGTTTGATTTATTGTGGGAACAGTACGAAAGAATTATAAAAGATAATGGTGCTATTCTATTAACGGCTAGTCAGCCATTTACTACAAAATTAATTGCCTCAAATATGAAGCTATTTAGGTATGAATGGATTTGGAAGAAAGGTAATCATACTACTGGCTTTCCAAATGCAAATAGAATGCCCTTAAAGAATCATGAAAATATTTTGGTGTTTTATAAGAAGCTACCTAAATATTATCCGCAAGATCTGGTTCTATTAGATAAGCCGATTGTTCATAGGAAGCCGAAAAAGAAGTTGCAGATATTTGGAAAAAGAAACAACGAATCATTAAACAAAGTACATGTAACTAAATATACAAACTATCCTAAATCAGTAATCGACTTTGTTCGAGAAAGTAAGACATTCCATCCTACTCAAAAACCTGTACCGTTATTTGAGTATTTAATTAAAACATACACACGAGAAGGGCAAGTCGTATTAGATAACTGTATGGGGTCAGCTACTACAGCAATTGCTTGCATTAATACGAACAGGAACTTTATTGGATTTGAGAAAGATGAAAAGTACTGGCGTTTAGGTAATGAGAGAATTGCAAAGCATATGCAGCAGCTGAATAGTTTTTGATATATAATCCAGAGAAGCTTGGGGTCTGTGTAGTAATGGAACAGAATCGGCAATAGCATCTATTTTGGACGGTAACAGGGTAGATATCATAGACCGCAAAGTAAAATGATGACCTTAACATCCGATTTTATTATTATCAAAAACGGATGTTATTGTTAATTTGATTATGATAATAGTTTTGATAACGTAATTTCCATGAATCAGGACCTTAATTTTCATATTTTTTTAGGATTATCAAAAATGAAGGTTTATGATAATCCAAGGTTTGAGTCCTGTTGCCGTTTTTGTTCCGTTGCTACACAAACCCCAGCTTTTGCTTCTCTTTGAGCTATTAATATTAAAGTTGGAATTAATGGTTCAAAGAGGCGCGGAATACGCCTTGATACATTAAAAGGCCGTAACAGTACTTTTCTGTAAACCTCTATCCTTTATTGTAGCCGCTGCTATTTATTAGTAGCGGTATTTTTATTACTTGTACACTAGCAGTTCATCGGTGACTCTCCTTCCGACACTCTTTTTATGAGCTGCTAGTTTAGAAGAAATAAGGAGGAATAACATGGAGAAATTTATAGTGACTCTATGCGGTATGACGCTGATTTATCTCATTTGCAAAGCATATGTTGTACATGAGCAGAAGAAAGCTGAGAGAAGGCAGAGAGCGAGCTTAAAACGTGCAGTTAGAAAGTTGAAGTAATAGAGAATCATTACAAAACAAACACAACACAACCCACTTTTTTCAAGTGCATATTTCTGAATTAAGACTGTCTAAAAGTAAATACTTTTAGACAGGTTCATGAACTACATTCAAAACGACAAGAAAACCTGCTTGTTATTGTACAGAAGTTAGTCTATAATTAAATGTATAAAATACATAAGACTTTTGGACGTTAGAAGGAGATGTTTTTTGTGGAAGTGGTAGGATATGCACGAGTAAGTACAAAAGAACAAGATTTGGGACTGCAACTTGAAAAGTTAGAAGCTTATGGTTGTACAAAAGTATTTACAGAAAAGCAAAGTGGTGCGAAAAGTGACCGAGAAGAATTACAAAAAGCATTAGACTATTTGCGAGATGGTGATAAGCTAGTTGTCTACAAAATAGACAGATTGGCCCGATCGACTTTCGATTTACAACGTATTGTTAAAGAATTAAGTGAACGAAATGTATCGGTTGTATTTTTGAAAGAACAAATCGACTTCTCGACACCTTCAGGGAAGTTGATGTTTACTATGCTTGGTGCTATTGCTGAATTTGAAAGAGACCTTATAAATGAAAGAACAGCAGAGGGAAGGGCCAGAGCGATTGCACAAGGGAAGCACATGGGCCGAAAAGGACAAGATGAAAAGCAAATTAAACAGGCATTGCACTTGTTGAAAAACCGACAAGATAACGGTTTAAGTGTAAATGATATAGCGAAGATGACTGGTGTACCTCGTTCAACTATATATGCAAAGGCCAAACAAGATGTTTAATAAGAAAAGCGGTGAATAATGCTGCTTTTCTTATTTTATATAAAATAAAAAAGAGGACGCACTCAGCGTCCTTAATTATTATTGTTTTTATAGTCAGTATCATAAGGTAACTTTATATTTAACTGTTCTCTTAATGCATCTTGTAAGATTTGTGAGAAGTTCAAGTTCTCCTTTACTGCCGCTTCATTTAACCATTGAGGGATAGTTAATGTTTTTTTAATGGCCTTATTATTGATCGCCTTTCTATATAAAGGCATATGAACATTAATTTGCACCATAATTTTTTTAGATATGTCTTCATACAAATCGTTATCTAAAACGATTTGTTCTGGTGGTGTAGGATTAGGTATATAGTGTCCATCCATTTCCATGCTATGAATGATTGAACCTACAGCATCTTGAGCGTTTTGGATAGCTTCGTGTATTGTTTCGCCTTGAGAATGGCACCCAGGTAAATCTGGGAATGATACACTATAACCGCTTTCCTCTGGGTATTGTTCGAATATAGCTGTGAAACTATAGAAATCTTTATAATCGTTTTTATTTAAGTTATCCATTTATAAATACCTCCAATTTTATATTTTTAATTATGTTGAGGAGAAATTTTGTTGATTTTTAAACCATATTGGTTATATTAGAAGCATACAGTTTTTTTGGAAAACAGGAGGGCTTAGTAAGCCCTTGCCTGTTTTAAAATCTTATGAGCCGTGCCACGTTTGACATCCTTTACTGGGTGGTAAATCACGATGTCAATCGGTGCGCCTGGTTTCTTAAAAACGAAATGGTCGCCTTTGCCGCGGCCTTTTTGTTTTATCCAACCATGACTCTCAACGATTTTTATTAATTCTCGTGAGCTGTATGACTTCAAAAGTATTTCTCCTCTCTTATGTATGTTTTGTACCGTCCTCCTAAACGGTATACCTTATTATAACACGTATATTTTATACGTGCAATACATTTTGGTGAATTTGTACGTATTTTTGATACGTATTTTGAGGGTGTTATATTATATGTAGCCCTGTAATCTATAGAATAAACATGGTGAATGCCAATAAAGCATTTGCCTTTTTGTGTTATAAACTATTTGCTGTGAGGTGGTGAATATGGCTAGGCAACGTAGTCCAGATAGAGATAAAGCCTTTGAAATATATAAAACTAGTGAAGGAAAAAAACCTATTGTTGATATTGCAAAGGAATTGGGTATTTCTTCTGTAGGTACTGTAAGAGGGTGGAAGAATAAAGATGAATGGGACGACCGATTGAATGGAACGTTTCATAAAAAAGAAAAGAAGAACGTTCCAAATAATACGGAACGTTCCATAAAGAAACGTGGTGCGCCAAAAGGGAATAAAAATGCTTTAAATAACCGTGGTGGTGCAAAAAAAGGCAATAAAAACGCTGTTGGTAATTCGGGGGGTGCAGCTCCTATTGGTAATAGTAATGCAACTACACATGGTTTATTTAGAAAATATCTTCCTGAAGAAGTTTATCGATTAAAAGAGGAACTCGAAAGCGCAGTTGCTAATGATCCGTTAGCGATCCTATGGGAAAATATCATGTTGCAGTTTTCAAATATTATTTATGCACAGCGTATTATGTTTGTACAAGATAAATCCGATATGACAAAAGAGCTTAAAAAGCATAAAGTTGGTGAAAATGGTTTTGAGGAAGAATGGGAAATTCAATTTGCTTGGGATAAACAAGCGAACTTCTTAAATGCTCATTCTAGGGCGTTGGCCACGTTAGCATCACTTATTAAAGACTTTGATAGATTGGCCCATATTGACGACGAACGACGTGCTAAACTGAATTTAATTCAAGCGCAGATTGATAAGTTGAAATCTACAACAAATACTGATACGACCGTTGTTGTACCAGTTCAATTCATTGATAATATTACCGGTGATTTAGATGATTAAGAAAAGAATAGATGAATTGATTCCACCTGCATTTCACCGTCTTTGGTTAGCTCGAAAGTGCGAAAGGATTTTAAAAATGGTCTGTAAAGGCGGTCGTGGTTCGGGAAAATCAACGGACATATCCATTTGTATTATTGCAGATATTATGCAGTATCCTATTACAGCACTTTGTGTACGTAAAGTTGAAAAGACTTTAAGGGAATCATGCTATGAGCAGTTAAAAGAAGCGATAGAACTTATGGAAGTAGAACATCTTTTTCAATTTAAAGAAAATCCTATGCAAATTGTATATAAGCCACGTGGTAATAAAATTATATTCCGTGGTGCAGATGACCCAGCGAAAATTAAAGGTATAAAGATGGCTAAGTATCCAGTAGCGATTGCTTGGTTTGAAGAATTAGCAGAATTTAAATTAGAAGAAGAAGTGTCTACCATCGAAAAATCAATTGTACGTAAAGAGCTGCCAATAGGGCTACGGTATAAGATGTATTATTCATACAACCCACCGAAAAGAAAGCAGTCATGGGTAAATAAAAAGTTTGAAACGCAATTCACTCCTAAAAACACATTTGTTCATCATAGTACATACTTGGACAACCCTCATATTTCTAAGCAGTTTATCGAGGAAGCAGAGGAAACGAAAGATCGGAAACCGCAGCAATATGAACATGAATATTTAGGGAAAGCAACAGGAAGCGGTGTTGTTCCATTTAATAACCTTAAGTTTAGAAAGATTACCGATTCCGAAATTAAGAAGTTTGATAATATCCGGCAAGGTATTGACTGGGGTTATGGTAATGATGCTTTGTCATTTGGTCGTATGCATTATGATAAAACTAGAAGAACTCTTTATATTTTCGGTGAAATCTATGGTGTTAAAATAAGTAACCGTAAATTAGCGGAAAAGATAAAGCAGCTTGGCTGGGATGATTTCATGATTATTGCAGATTCGTCCGAACCAAAGTCAATTGATGATATGAAAGAACATGGCATTAACCGTATTAAAGGCGCTGAAAAGGGACCAGGTTCAGTTGAATTCGGTGAAAAATGGCTAGATGATTTAATAGAAATCGTTATTGACCCACATCGTTGTCCTAATATAGCAAGAGAATTTGAAAACATCGATTATGAAACTGACAAAGATGGTAATCCTAAAGACAGGTTACAAGATAAAGATAATCATAGTATCGATATGACTCGTTATGCGATGGAAGATGATATGGCCAAACGTAAAGTAGTAATGGGTGGAAAAGTAAAAAGAGTGTAGCTGAATATATTATTCGGCTTTTTTGCCGTTCTTTTAGTGCGGCAGCTGCTCATATCATTTTTTATTTATAAAGAAAGGAGGAGTCCTTATTTATGAGCGATAAAACCACTATTAAAAATGTTAGTGTTATTGAAATTGCTAAATCGAATGAAACCAATAATAGTAATAGCAGCAAACAAATGACTGTAGATCCGTTCTCTCAATTTTATGGTGATAAGGGACTGATGAGACCACCTTATGATATGCAGAAGCTGCTTGAAATTCGTGAAAGTAATCCGATTCATTCAGCGTGCATAAGTGCAAAAGTTGATGATATCGCTGGGGTTGGCTTTGACTTTTCCCCTATTAATGAAATGGAAAAATCTAGTCCAGAACAATATAAAGCGTTAACTCACTTTATCAAACATTGTAATCCGGAAATGACAAGCAATGAGTTAATTAGGGCAGTATGGGAAGATTACGAAACGTTGGGATGGGGGATTATTGAAGTTGTTCGTAATATGAAAAACGAACCAGCAGAGTTGTATCATATCCCTGGTCATACTGTACGTGCTCATAAGGATAAAATACGATTTGCACAGATTGTTAGTAATAAAGAACGTTGGTTTAAGAAGTTTGGTCATCCAGAGGATTTTCGTCTTATTGATGGAAAAGAAACAACCGCAGATGATAGCAATAAGGCCGGTGAAGTTATTGTTATCCGTAAATTTGGATCCCGCTCATCCTACTATGGTATACCGAACTATATTAGTTCGGTAGGTGCTATTGTAGGTTCACAAGCTGTACGAGATTACAATATTGATTATTTTACAGGTAAGACGGTTCCGGATGCGCTGCTGTTTTTAGAAGGTGTCGATGAAATAGACCCATCTGTGGAAAATGAATTAAAAGCCTTTTTCTCTGTTGAAACAAAAGGAGAACATCATAAATTGGCTGTGATACCTGTTCCACACGGTGCAAAGGCTCGATTAGAGAAAATTAGTCCCGATGTAAAAGAAGCGAGTTTCCGTCTATATAGACAAGATAATGCAATGGAAATATGCATTGCTCATCGTGTGCCACCTTATCGTATTGGTTGGGCCATGTCGGGTGCATTAGGACAAACAACAGCTGAAGAAATGAATGAAATGTATAAACGTTCTATCATTGAACCAGGTCAAGAAATACTGCAGCATCGTTTGAATACACAGCTATTCAGAGAATTCATTTCATTAGGTGAACTGCAATGGGAGTTTAAACTTAATGAAATTGATATAGAAGACCGAGAAAGTGATATGAAATATGCTGCAGATGGTTATGAAAAACGGATTTTAACAAAAAATGAATCTCGAAAAGTAGTTGGTTACGAAGGTGTTGAAGGTGGCGATACATTCTTTGAAGGTGCAGCCGTTAACACAGGACAAGGCAATGTATTAGAACCTATTGTAAAAGCCGATGACGACGAAAAAACAAGGGTTTTAAACAACTTCCGGGAAAAACATGAAGAAATAGAAAAATCACTTCAGAAAAAGGTAATAGATTTTTTTCCGAGCAGGGAAATAGGCTCTTAAACCTACTTCCCATTATTTATATCAAAAAATCAGATGCAGAGATTGAGGGTATAGAAGAAGTAGATGCATATCTTAATGGTGTGGATTGGGAACAAGAAACACAAATGTTCGTTGATGAAATGAGTGACACATTAGAGGATGATCTTACTTCATTTATACAAAGTGCATTATTTGAAAACGGTCTAGTATGGGCTGTTTTAGATCCAATTGGTGATGTTGCTGCACAGTGGGTCGCTATTTACGCATTTGAATTGGCACAAGGACTTAATGAAACCACACGTAATCGATTAAGAGAAGTTATGCTACAGAACTTAGAAAATGGTAAGGGTGTGGATTCTTTAAGAGATGCTGTATCTGATGTTATAGAAGAAGCGACGGATTACCGTGCAATGATGATTGCTCGTACAGAAACGACATATGCTATGAATTACGGTAATTTAATTGCATATAAAGGTGCAGGTCGAAGTAAGAAAACATGGCTTACAGATCAAGATGAGCGTGTTTGTAAAGAATGCGGTGACTTAGATGGTGAGACAGTTGATATAAATGAATCATTTAGTAACGGAAAGATGTGTCCGCCAGCTCATCCTCATTGCCGCTGCACTATGATTTCAGAAGAATAATAACAGAACCCTTTATTATTGGGGCTTCATCGTCAAAACGTATATAGCTGTATATTAAGCTGCTGTGCGTTTTGACTGTGGAGCCCCAATATTTATAAGGAAGGAGGTAAAAACATGCCGTATGAATTAAAAAACGCCAACATTAGTTATATTTCACTTGTAACAAAAGGCGCAAATGGTCGTCAATTTGCCATTATGAAAAGCGATGATACAAAACAAACGAACATATCCAAACAGGTACCAATTCTTAAAACAGAGGAAGAGAAGCAGCTGGTGACGGGGATTGTATATGAACCGGATGTAGAAGATTCTCATGGCGATATGATGACTGCAGATGAAATTGAAAAAGCAGCATACAACTTTATGGAGAATTATCAGCACATCGATAAACAACATGATGAGGTTGCTGGGAAAGGTACGGTTGTTGAAAGTTGGATTGCTAAAAGTGATATGGTTGTCGGCGAACAAGATATAAAAGCTGGTACATGGCTTATGACGGTTCGAGTAGATGACACAGACACTTGGGAGGAAATTAAGAAAGGTGAAATCACTGGTTTTTCTATGGGGGGATTTGGTGAAAGAATAGAAATTGAAAAAGCAGAGGATTTCACAAAAGAAGAACAAGGAATTATTCGTAAGATGATTGGATTCTTCTCCGGTGAAAAACACAAAATCGAAAAAGGCGAAGTAAAAGATCGTTTTATCGATGAGAAACAAAAGCGTGATCTTCGTGCTGTTTTTAATCTCTTTGAGGATGTGTTCTATTGGGAGATTTGGGAGAATAGTCCCGACATTGACCGTATGACAGCTGCTCTTGACGATATGAAGGAAATTCTCACTTCAATTAAAGGTAACTATACAATTTCCAAATCAGAGAACGCAGCAGCTGCAGAGAACATTCTCCTTGAAAATATTCAAAAAGCAGGCAAAGTATTGTCCAAAAAGAATGAAACGAAACTTGATGAGGCACTGTCCTTAATTAATGAAATAAAAGAAGCTGCTACACCAAAGGAGGAAGAAGAAATGAAACCAGAAGAAGTTGCAGAAATCGTAAAACAAGCTGTCGAGCCATTAGCCGAACAGGTGAAAAAAATCGCAAAGCAAGTAAATGGTGATGAGGCATCTGGCGATAATCATACAGCAACAGAGCTAACAGAGACAGAAAAAATTGAGGGAATGATTCAAAAACAGTTAGAACCAATTGTAAAGCAAATTGAGGATATTGGGAAAAACGTTTCTATTCGTAAAGGTCTAGACCCAGATTTTGAACCAACACCTGGACAACAAGAAATCAAAAAAACTAATAAATGGGCAGGTATTAACCTGTAATATAAGGAGGACCTATAATGAACAATCAAGACTTAATGGCACGTTTAGACCGTATTGAAAAATCTATCACAACAGGATCTCTTACTGCTGGATTATTAAATCCAGAACAAAGTAAAGAGTTCTTCCGAATGGCGTTTGATGCTACGCCATTCTCGCAGCTGCACCGTAAAGAAATGCGAAAAGCCAAGCAGGGTGAAATCGATAAAATTGCAATCGGTGGCCGTATTTTACGTAAGAAAACTGAGAATAAAGATGATGAATACCGTGCTGGTGTTAAAACCTCCAAGGTAGAATATAATACAAAAGCTATTCGTCTTCCTTGGGAGATTACAGAAGAAACAATTCGCGAAAATATTGAAGGTGAAGGATTCGAAGATACTGTAATGGCACTAATGGCCACGCAGCTAGGTATTGACTTGGAAGATTTACATTGGAATGGTGATATTGATTCAGATGACCCATTCTTATCGATCAATGATGGATGGTTAAAGAAAATTAAAAAGTCTACAAGTTCTCATATTATTGACCATGCTAAATTATTAACTGAAGATGGATCGGCAGATGGATTTGGTAAAGGTTCTATATTCTCTTTATCTCGTGCCATGCCAAACAAATATAAAAACAGTAATCTACGATGGATTATGTCTCCGTCTCGTCGTGAAAAATGGATTGAGTATTTAACAAACCGACCAACTGGTGCAGGAGATGCTGCTTTACTAGGTGCAGGCGACCAGGTTAATAAACCAATGGGATATGGCATTACTACTGTACCATCGTTTACAGATGATATTATCATTTTAGCGGATCCAAAAAACTTTATTGCAGTTAATACATATGACACTCGTGTTCGTAAGGCTGTGGAAGGTAAAACGGCTATTATGGAAGACAAGCGTTTCTATGTAATGCACTTAGATGATGATGCTGTTATTCAAGAAATGGATGCAGTTGCAATCTTAACTAATATCCCAGACACGTTCGGCGCTTAATGTAGGACGTGTTTTTATTATGTAAAAATTACACAATATGAGAATAGCAATATTTCATAATTGAAAACGACTTATTTTATACAAGTTAGTTTTAAATGCGAAATGTTTTAAAGTTCACTTCTGTTAAAAACAATTCGAATCCCAATTATAGAGAATGAGGTAATTTCTAAGTTTGGTATTCTATTTTGTTAAAAATGAAAGTGAACTTTAAATTTAAAACAACATAAGACTATGTTTAGTTTTTAAAAATAGAATTTTTATAGGAAGGGTACCGCCAGGATTTTGGAAAAAAACACGCTAAGAGTATGCAAGATTTTATGAAAAAATCGGGAACGATAGGGAGGCCCAAAAGCGAGCCCTAATAGGCATGTATAAAATCATACATTGATGGATCAAAAGAAAAAAAGGCGAATCTTTTGTGAGAGTAAGGGGACACCTTTTTCCTTGCTACCGATAATGATGCGTTATGTTAACCAAGCATGTATACGATATACAAAACAAAAATACTTTTTTAGATGCAAACACATATAAGATATCTAAAGTTATAGATGAACAGAATGTACTATTGAAGAATATATAAAATATATATCAAATATAGTACAAGCCTATTCATTACATCCTTAGTAAAAATAAAATTTTATGGCTTTTGGAGGAAAACATATGCCCAAAAAAGTTCTCTTGTTTACAGATTTGGGAATTGATGATGCGTTTGCTATTTTGTACACCTTTTTTCGTAAAGATATCCAACTTGTAGGAATTGTAGCGGATTATGGAAATGTATCGAGAGAGAATGCTATAAAAAATATTAACTATTTGAAGTATATTTCGGGAAGGAAAGAGATACCCGTATTTCTCGGTGCTTCTATACCTTTAACAGGTATATTAGTTCAATATTTTCCTGAAGTGCATGGAAAAGTAGGACTAGGACCTATCATTCCACCTGATGTTTCTTATCCAATTTATCCCATAAATGATATTTACAAAATTATAAACTCAAATTTAGACGATCTTACAATTATCAATTTGGGAAGACTTTCCTCATTAGCTACGTCATTTATTTTGAATTTAGAAGCAATGCGGAATGTGAAAGAATACATTTGCATGGGTGGAGCCTTTTTTTACCCCGGAAACGTGACTGCTGTGGCTGAAGCCAACTTTTACGCAGACCCTTATGCAGCAAACTTAATTCTGCAGCATGCAAAAAATTTGACAATTATTCCATTAAACGTCACCCAACACGCGATTGTTACACCTGAAATGGTTCAACAAATTGATGCATTTCACCGGAATACACAAGACCTTGCAGGACTCATCATCAAACCTATGTTAGACTACTACTATAATTTCTACTCTAAATCGAATCCTGGCATAGGAGGAAGCCCTATGCATGATTTTGTAACAATATGGTATTTGTTGAATCCAGATGCAGTTCGTCTGTCAAAAGTGCCCATCAAAGTAATTCCCGATCAAGGAGAAGGATTTGGTCAAAGTATCGCAGACTTTCGTTTTGTGACAAATCCAGGTTATAAAACACATAATGTCGCTTTTCAGTTCAATTACGAAATATTTAAGAGAGATATTATGGAAACATTTTTAAGGAAAAGACTGTAGCATATCCTAAGTAAAGATAAAAATACATATTTAAAAAAGAATTATTTATAGTTGGATGTATTGTAGTTGCTATGAGTTTACTAAAATAGAACTTCCGGTAACGAGAATTATGTGAATACGAAAGTCCCCCAGTTAAACAATCTGGGGGACTTTTTTAATAGTCTTCTAAATACATTGAATCCCTATAATAGGACCTTATGTTAACCTTACATGTATAGAATATACA